TAGTAACACCTTTAGGTAAAATAATTTGAGCCCATTTACGAGCATTAACTACAGAAGCATCACGATTTTCCCATACATCAGGAACAACAAATTCATTTGGAACTAATTCGTTAATCCAGTGTATCAAACGAGCACTATCGTATGCTTCTCCTAACTCGTGAAGCGAGTTATCCATAATAATATATCGTCCCTTAGCTTTAGCTTGACGGAAATACTCTAAATAACCTTCTTCTTCGTCAAGTAAGTGAGGTAAACAATAGTCGTAATCGTTAAAATTTTCACTATCGCCTAATAAACATAACGGAGTTTCGTGACTAACCTTTATCATTGTAACTTTTTGATTTATAATAAATATATGAAACCATTCTTTATAAGCCAAATGCTTTTATTGTTTTTTCAAAAGGATTACCTTCAATATTTTTTACTTGATCAAGCATTTCTTGAGCTAGTTTTTGAACTTCCTTTTGTGCGTGTTCACTATTACGCAATTGTTGGAAATGATAAAACGAACGCCAGTTAAACATAATATCCATTGTAATCTGGGAGTTAAATGTTTTAAAGAATCGAGCTGATTCCTTAGCACGTTTACGTCCTAAAATAGGGGTAAAATACTCTAGACACTCGTGGTATAATTTATTACCTTCTTCAGCATAATCACGAAGTTTGGTTACCCATCTATTACTCCAATCGTAAGGAATATACATTTTATCCTCCTTAAGTTCTTTGTAACGTGCTGATTCACCATTGATAGAAACTCCAATTCGGTGTTTAAGCAAATGGATGTGAGTTGCTTGATCTACCGTTACCAAAAAGTGTAGTCCGGATTTTTCAAATGGGGTATGATGACCCTCACTTGCTAGCATTGTAAGTAGTTTATCTACTCGTCCAATTTTTTCTTCAGTTAGATCTCGTGAGGTTGAAGTCCAAGCTGATTGGGCATGGATCAAATCGCTACCATAATGTCCAAGTAGCTCTACTTTATTACTTTCGTGTATTGGAAACATATTGCTTTTCAAAATCATAAATTGTTAAACGTTCTAAAGCTCTGTCCATTGCGGAATAATTTCCCTGGTTTACATTTTTAATGTATGACATCCATTCTAGGAAGCCAAGTCTAGGTTTTGCGGGGACGGCCACGTCTTGATTTACGATTAGCAGCCGGGGTTGTTCGTTTAAATTCATAGCAATAATTATAGTAAGATAATAAATCCATATTCCAGTTAGATAGCTCGTCTTCTACTTCACTACGGGTCATTTGGAAATAAGAAGTAAAAGCGTCGTATAATGCGTCTAAACGACCAAACTCTTCTTTTTCATAATCCTCCATGAGACGCTTGTAGCGCGCAAGATCAACAGCAAGATTTTCTAACTGCTTTTGATAATCATCAGTATTAAGATTGACTTTCTCTTTGGCATTATGTAATGCTAATTGTGCTTGCCAAAAATAAGTTGAAGGACCAAAATCACCATTGATGATACGATCCTTGAGTTGAGCACGTTTGCCAAGTGGTGTGACACCATCAGTATGACTACGCCACCACATAAACTTATTATAATTAAGTTGTTTATAATCTGAGAGGCGTTCTTCTACAACCTCACGAGATAATTTGATAGCATCTTCTCTAATAAACTTAAAAGGCATCTTCTGGAGTTCCTGGGTTTCTTAATAATATTGCTCTCAATGTACGAAGCTTGATTGTGTCTTCCAAATCATCTATTTCTCTTAGTTCTTTAGCTTCATTAGAACGTGGAGGTCGTTTTGGAATAAGATTAGGAGCATTTTGCTTAGCCCAACGAATATAACCAGGATCCATTTGCTCAACATCTGTAAGCTTATAGCCTTTATATTTTCCGTATTTAAATGTCATTTACCTTTTTATTTGTTTAAATATACGAATAAATTTTATAAAAACCACAGACGTCATATGACGTTTTTAATTTTTTGTATATGACGCTAATATTACTTAATATGTATAAATGTAATATTAAATTAACCCTAAAACAAATTATTATGAAAAAATTATTATTATTAATTGGGGTTGCGCTAGTTATGACTGCTTGTTCTTCATCTAATTTTGTAGTTCATAAAGTGCATGAATCTCCTAAAACTACAAGACAAGCCCTTATTTATGAAGATCATGTAGTTATAATTACTAAAACTAGACTAAGTCTAGATGAATATAATAAAATGGTAGCGGTTACTGTTAACAATAGAGAAGAGCGCTAATAGCGCTCTTTTTTAATATTTTATAGTTAAGTCTTGTTTATTTTTTATTTTTTCTTTAAACTCATTTCTTAACTGTTCTTCGGCTTGCTTTAACCTAAAGTGACTTAATCCAGATTGAAGTCTTAATTTTTGGATTTGGTCTTGAACATAACGTTCTTCTTCACTAATTATTCCATCTCCATCTAGGTCAAATTCTTTAAGATAATCATTAGGTTGTTTACCTTCGTCTTCAATTTTCCAATCATCTTCTTCTACTATATCATTTAAGACTTGGTCTAACGCATGGTCTTCATCCCATTCTTCATCTTCTAAACCATCATTTAGAGTTACATCCCAATCTTTTAATTCATCTTCAGTATAGATGTCTGTTCCCTCATCATCAGGCACAATTACTTTTTCACCATAAATGTTTTTCCTTGTTTTAGGACGTAATTGTTCAAAAGCATAGTTAGCAGCAATTACAAGAGCAATAGCTAAAGGATCAAATACAAAGATAATAGTTAAAAGAAGAATATTAATAATTTTATCCATAGGAGCACCTGTTAAACCTGAAAGGTATTTAAGTGGTCCTAATTCTCCTGCTAGCTCATCATTAGTAGAAATTTCTACAATTTCAGTTTCATATCCGAATAACTGCTCATTTAAAGCATCTACTTTAGAATTAATTTCAGTTTGACGAGCGATAGCTTGATCTAACTGTTTTTCTAATGCTTTACGATTTGAGCTTGAAGTTGTAGTTATGATTTGACCTGTTTCGCGGTCTTTATACTGGATAGTATTGTTAGATAAACCAGACCTCAAGTCAGCCACGGCCTCATTGATACTTTCTTTTTCTGCGTTGTATACCGCGAGTTGTTCCTTAACATTATCTCGTTTTACTTCTACTAAAGCAATTTGAGCATCAATTGTTCCTGCTTTAGATGCTGTTTCTTGGTAAGCAGCTGATAAAAAGCCATAAATACCCATTGAGGTAATTAATACTAATACTATAGCAGCAGTAGTTAGATAATACTTAAGAAGTTTTGGGATTGTTTCTCTATACTGGTAGAGTAAAGAAGCAATTACTAATTTGGCTACTTCAAGTGAGCCAGCCATGATAATAACTGCTAATGACGCCCCAGCAAAGAGTTTGCTAAGGCCGCTAACAGAATAGAAAGCGGCCGAAGCAGAAACTGACAGGGCAGAGGTTGCGATTATAAAAGGAAATATCCTTTCTTGGATTTTTTTCCACATAGGCGTTTATTTTCTGTTGCCCTTGTGATTATCTATGCGGTCTAAGATTTTATTTAATTCTTCTGCTTTGATAAAACCTGCCATAGATGCGTTCTTAAGGGCGCTAATTAGTTGTAGTATCATAAATGGTACAATAATAGTTTCACTAAGCCAAGCTGTTCCAGTAAAACCTTTTTCTACCATTAATATTACAGTTAAAAATAATACCCAAGCAATAGCTCTTTTTAATACACGAACTGCTTTTCTAGTTTGGAATCCTTCTCTTTTAATACCAGCTGAGATTCCAAAGAAACCATCAATAAAGACGACGGCAATTAGAGCAAGATATTGTTCAACGTTCCCCATATAAATCTCGAGGAAGTAGGAGCAAATAAATGACATAGTAGTAGTTGCCGCAGCTGTAAGGAATAAAGTGTTAGTTTTCATATTATTTAGACCAGTTTTCGTAATAGGTCTTTCCCTTAGAATTCCTTTTAGCTACTAAGATTTGACCTCTTTGTTCACCATCACTATTATATGAAACATGAACCCAATCAGGTCTTTTATCAGTACCAAATTCCCAAATTAATTGATCAAATGGTAAATTTTCTCTGATGTAATGAAACACTTCTTCGTTTTGTGGACCATTTCTATAGTCCATATCTATATCGATAGCTTCACCTTTTGAATGTTGTGAAGTTTTAGAACCACCAATTGCTTCATTTAGGGCAGCGCTTCTATATCCTGAAGATATAAAAATAGGTTTACCAAAATGTTCTCTAATTGGTTGGAATATATTTTCAGCTAATAACTTAGCTGCTTCTAAATGCTCATCTTTAGGAGTATTATCAATACCTCTACGTTTAGCAGTTTGGGAATTAGTAAATTCACCTAAAGATAAATTTTTAGATAACATCATAATTATTCTTGTTTTTTACCCCAAATCTTATCAACTGAGGCTAATCCTAAAGCACCGAATGCTAAAGCGGCAACAGCATTAACTAAAGATTCTGCAGGTGCAATATGTTCTTCAGTAAATTGATTTGCAAAAAGTGTTATGCATAATGAAACACCCGCTAAAATACCAACAAATCTTTTAGATGATGGGGTACCTTTTTCGTCTTTTAAAAGACCTGAGATCCAATCTATAATTTTTTTCATGGTGTTAAATTTATTATAAATATTATTTATTTTTATAAAAATATTCTAGTATATCTTTTTCTAAGAGATAATCCATTACAAAGTTATCACCATATGTAATACTAGTAAAGGTACCTGTGTTTTCTTCTGTTATTTCTATTATATACTCGATTTCATTATAGGTAACACTGTAGCTTTCGGATTTTTTAATTTGTTTGATACTTTTATGTTCATCAGTTCTTTCGATAACTTCTTTACCACTTAAATCAGGAACGTTAATAAGCCTTGTTACACATTTAGCATAATTTGTTTTAAGAGTATCTATAAAAAATATATCATTCATACTGCTCATTAAATATAGACGCTGCTTAGAGTCTAAACCACCTGCTTTAAAGTCACCTGTAAACTGAACGATGGGTAGGTTAAGTAATATATTTTGGGTATCCTCTTTTAATGATTTAAAATCAACAGTATGTGTAATTTGATAAGGTTGATCTATATCTTTATCAAATGGAATAGACAATACATCATAGTAAACTTCTGTGCTAATATTGTCTATAATAGAGGGGCTCATCTTTAGTCTTTTTCGGTTGCGTATTTAACTCCCATAATAGTACCAACAATTGA